GTTGAGGAAATTGATGGCGCAACAGCAAAAGCTGCGTATCAATTACCATTAGACGTAACTATTAGTGGAGGTAATCATTTTGCAGTTGGCGAAATAGTAAAACAGGTGCTTACACCTGCAGTTGGTGAAACACCTGCAATTGAAGTATTTGGTGAAGTACAACAAAGAGAAAAAATATCTGATACATCAACTAAAATTTATGTATCTAATATTGGAACAAACGGTACAACCTTAGCTAAAAAATTTACTGAGGGTGGTACATTGACTGGTTTAACTTCTACATTTACTGGAACTATATCAAAAGTATATAGTGATGTGACAAATCAAACTGGAACATCATGGGCTGCTGATGAAGAAGCTCAAAATATAGATTTTGAAATAACTGCAGATGGATTCATAGACTTTTCAGAAGCTAATCCATTTGGCGATCCATCGGAGACTTTCTAATGTTTGGAGATCATTTTTACCACGCAACAATGAGAAAGTCTGTAGCTGTTTTTGGTACACTATTTAATAATTTACAAGTTGTAAGAAAAAAAGCTGATGGGAGTATTATTAATCAAGTACGTGTACCTTTAGCTTATGGTCCTAAAGAAAAATATCTTGCTAGGCTAGATGCCTCTACTGGATTTGATGCTCAAATGGGAGTCAAATTACCAAGAATGGCTTTTGAAATTACTAGTTTAGCATTAGATCAAACTCAAAAATTACAAAAAAGAAATATAATAGCTGAGCCTCATGGTTCTGATATAACTAAAAAGAAAACAATTAAGCATTATACAGCTTATGATATAGGCATGTCATTATTTGTACTTACAAAAAATCAAGATGATGGTTTACAAATCGTAGAACAAATATTACCATTTTTTCAACCAGAATATAATGTCACTATAAAACCTGTTGATGGTTTTAATTATAAACAAGACGTTTCTGTAATACTTAATAATGTAGCTATTGATGATCAATATGAAGGAGATTTTACTGAAAGAAGAGTACTTACTTATCAACTAGACTTTATTATGAAAATGAAGTTTTTTGGCCCAACAGCTGACACTAAAATTATACGTGAAATTAATCTTGATTTTCATGATAAAGAAAATGTTGCTAGAACATTTGAAGAGATAGATTTTACTATAGGTAATACAGATACTGAATCAAGTTTCACAGTGACTAAAACAAAAACAGAAGGTGGGTAATGAGTAAAAAAGATAAAATGGTAAAAAGCTTAGAAAAAAACTTACCCCAAGTAAAAAATAATAGACCTATTAAAGTAGATAAAGATGTTAAAGATGATTATGAGTTTTCACGTAAGACTTATAAAGATTTAATATATACAGGTACTAGGTCCATGGACGTACTTGCTGAATTGGCAAGAGAATCCGAACATCCAAGAGCATTTGAAGTACTATCTCAAACAATAAAAAATATTGGTGATACAACTGAAAAACTTATGGCTCTTCAGAAACAGAAAAAAGATTTACAAAAAGACGAAAAAGAAGAAGCAAGACAAGTGACTAATAATAATATGTTTGTGGGTAGTACAACTGACTTACAAAGGATGTTATTAAATAAAGATAATGTAATAGATGCAAAAGTTAAAGAATAACGAATTTGGTTATTTAGGCAACCCAAGTGTAAAAAGAGATGGTGTTGAAACTGAATTCTCGAAAGAACAAGTATTAGAATACGCTAAATGTATGCAAGATCCCGCGTACTTCGCGCGTACATACATAAAAATTATATCATTAGATGATGGTTTAGTACCTTTTGATCTATACCCTTATCAAGAAAAAATGTTTAATCATTTTAATGATAATAGGTTTAGCATAGTTTTAGCATGTAGACAGTCTGGAAAGTCAATATCATCTGTTGTTTATCTTTTATGGTATGCGGTGTTTCATCCAGAAAAGACAATTGCTATATTAGCTAATAAAGGTGCAGTAGCAAGAGAAATGTTAGCTCGTATAACATTAGCCTTAGAGAATTTACCATTCTTTTTACAACCTGGATGTAAAGCTTTAAATAAAGGTAGTATAGAGTTTAGTAATAATAGTAAAATTGTAGCTTCAGCCACTTCAGGTAATTCAATAAGGGGTATGTCTATCAATTTACTATTCCTTGATGAGTTTGCATTTGTAGAAAATGATGCACAATTTTATACATCAACATATCCTGTAGTATCAGCTGGTAAAGATACTCAGATAATTATATGTTCTACAGCAAATGGTATTGGTAATGTGTATCATAAACTATGGGAAGGTGCTGTACAAAAAACAAATGAGTTTGAACCATTTAGAGTAGATTGGTGGGATGTACCAGGAAGAGATGATAAATGGAAAGCTGAAACTGTAGCGAATACATCGGAATTACAGTTTGAGCAAGAGTTTGGTAATACATTTCATGGGAGAGGTAATACACTTATAGGCGCTAATCATTTATTAGCACAAGTAAGTATAGACCCTGAGTTTTATAAAGAAAATGTATACATTTATAAGCAACCTATAAAGGAACATGAATATGTAATGACTGTTGATGTTTCAAAAGGAAGAGCTCAAGACTATAGTACATTTACTATTATTGATGTTAGCACTCAACCATTTGAACAAGTTGCTGTATTTAGAGATAATAATATATCTCCAATGTTATTGCCAGACATTATATACAAATATGCTAATACTTATAATGAAGCTTACGTTGTAATTGAAAGCAATGATCAAGGTGCTGTTGTTTGTAATGGTCTATATTATGATTTAGAATATGAAAACATGTTTGTAGAATCTAGTATCAAGGCAAATGCTCTTGGTGCTACAATGACACGAAGAGTTAAGCGTATTGGATGTTCAAGTATTAAAGACTTAATTGAACAAGGTAAGCTTAAAATTAATGATGCACAAACTATAGTTGAGATGAGTACATTTGTAAGTAAAGGAAATACTTATATGGCTCAAGCTCCTAATCATGATGATTTAATGATGAACTTAGTTTTGTTTGCTTGGTTTACAACAACAGATGTATTTCAATCATTGACTAATATTGATATGAAAGATTTATTATATAAAGAAAGATTAAAAGCAATACAAGATGATATGCTTCCATTTGGATATGTAGAAAGTGGAAACTACGAAAATGATAAATATACTAAAGACGAGGATGGAAACATCTGGTTCGAAACGGAATGGAAAGGACATGCAAAAATTTAACGAATTTAGAACAGGGAAAAAAACAATAACTGAAGCTCCTAATGAGAGAAACTACAGATTTGTTTATATCTGGTATGATGACCCTGAAGAAAAAGAATCAGGTGAAAAAACTGCTGACCTTTTTATAAAAGAAGGAGAAAAGCTTGGACTTAAAGCTTTTAAAATAGAAGTTGCTGGTATATATTCAGATTTAGATAAAGATGGAAATAGGTATATCTACGATGGAATGGCTGAAAAGGAAAGAAAGTTTTTAGTAGATGAAAATACTATTATATTTGTAAGAGCACCTATGACTAAAAGAAAAGGTTGGTCAAATTTACTTACCCAGTTAGAAAGAGCTGGAGTATGTTGTGTCAATACAAGAGGATGTATGGAAATTACATCTGATAAATACAGAACAAGTTTATATTTAGCTGAAGCAGAATTAACTCAGCCTAAAACAGTTCTTATACACCACCCTGAAAAAGCTTTAGATGCTATGAAAAGATTAGGCTCTAAATATCCTGTTATACTTAAGACACTTACAGGTTCACTAGGTGTTGGTGTTATTAAAGTAGATTCAGAAAGTTCATTACATTCGACTGTCCAGTTATTATATAAACTGGATCCAAACATGGGTGTATTACTACAGGATATGGTTGATGGCGTAAAATACGATATAAGAGCTCATGTTATTGGTGGCAAATTCCATGGTGCTATTATGAGACCAATGGTAGAAAAAGATTTTAGAAGTAATGTATCACTAGGTTCAGAGCCTGCGCCAATAGATTTAACTGATTTAGAAATAGAACATGTTGAAAAGGCAGCTAGAACAGTTGATGGTTTATGGGTAGGTGTAGATATATTTCCTTCAAAAGATAGAGAAAAAGAACCGCCAATATTTATTGAAGTAAATTCAACTCCAGGTACTGCGGGTTATAGGAAAGCTACTGGAGAAAATTTACCTAAAAAAGTATTAGAAAAATTTAGAAATAGAGATTATTGGCTTAAGCCAAATACATATGATTCTATGTTTGAAGGTAAAATAAAAGTAGACAGTATGCAATATGAAGGAGATATTGTAAAATGGTCTAAAAATGGTATAGTACATGAGCATGAAGTACATGATGTATCACATGATATGAATCCAATAATAGAACTTAATTCACAAGAAGTAGAATTAGTACGATAGAGAACAAAAGATTATAAATAAGTATGTATTGAATATTCGTATTATGGTACATATTAACTAACTCAAAAAGAGGATAAAGCGATGGCATTTCAAGTATCACCAGGCGTCGAGGTAAAAGAAATTGACGCAACGAATGTAGTCCCAGCAGTATCAACCAGTATTGGCGGATTTGCAGGTGCATTCAACTGGGGTCCAGTGGAGCAAATTGTATCAGTAGGTTCAGAAAACGAACTTGCAGAAATTTTCGGCTCACCTGATGATTCCACAGCAAAACACTTTTTAGTAGCAGCATCTTTTTTAAAGTATGGTAATGCTCTGAAAGTGGTCCGTGTTGTTGACAGTAACGCATTAAACGCTACTGCTCAAGGAACAGGGAAGCTGATAAAAAATGATGATGATTATGACAACAACTTTAGCTCTGGTCAGGAGTCCGTAGGAAGATGGGGAGCAAAACATCCAGGTGTACTGGGTAATAGCTTAAAAGTATCAATGATATCTGCAGGTTCAGCATTTGATAGCTGGGCTTATAAAGCTAACTTTGATTCTGCCCCTATATCATCAAATGCAGCTTTAGCAGCCGGCGTCGCAGACGACGAATTGCATATAGCTGTTATAGATGAAGATGGAGCAATATCAGGTATTAGAGATAATGTCCTAGAAACATTTGCTTTTGTATCACAAGCATCAGATGCTAAAAAAGATGATGGTACTTCCAACTTTTATAAAGATGTAGTAAACAATCAATCCGAGTACATATATTGGCTTGATCACGACACATCTCAATTAAAAGAGATCGGTTTTACGTTTGCAGCTGCAAAAGCAGCTGAATCAGCTGATTCAGAAGGAGCTAATAAATTTGATATACATGGTTCTGCACTGGAAGATTCACTTTCAGGTGGAGCAGACGGTAACGCACCAACAGCAGCAGACATTAATAGTGGATTTAGTCTACTATCAGATGCAGACACAGTAGATGTAAATCTATTATTTGCACATTGTGACGCTGATGGAGCGACAACAATTGCATCTGACTTAATAACTTTAGTCAATGGAAGAAAAGATTGTATGGCATTTATTTCGCCACCACTCGAAGACACAGTAAATACATCAACAGCTGCAGCTAACGTTGTAGCATATGCTAATTTATTACCTTCAACATCTTATGCTTCTTTAGACTCAGGCGCATTATACGTGTATGACAAGTATAATGATAAGTTTAGATATATTGCAGCTTCTGGTCATATGGCAGGACTATGCGCTAATACAGATAACGTAGCAGATTCATGGTTCTCACCAGCTGGAGTAAATAGAGGTCAACTATTAGGCGTAACTAAATTGGCTTTTAATCCAAAACAAGTAGACAGAGATACTCTTTATAAAGCAAGAGTCAATCCAATAGTATCACTACCTGGTCAAGGTACAGTATTATTTGGCGATAAAACTTTATTAAAAAGAGCATCTGCATTCGATAGAATTAATGTAAGAAGATTATTCATAGCATTAGAAAAAGCTATTAGCACAGCTGCTAAAGCACAACTATTCGAATTTAATGACGAATTTACAAGAGCGCAGTTCAGAAATTTAGTTGAACCGTTCTTAAGAGACGTTAAAGGTAGACGTGGACTAACAGACTTTTCAGTAGTTTGTGATACCACTAACAACACTAGTGCAGTGGTTGATGGTAATAAATTTGTGGCAGATATTTTTATCAAGCCATCAAGAAGTATTAACTTCATATCACTAAACTTTGTAGCAACTAGATCCGGAGTAGAATTCTCCGAGATAGCAGGTTCATAGGAGGAATAAGACATGGCAATTTTAGGAGTAGATGATTTTAAATCAAAACTAGTCGGCGGTGGAGCAAGAGCGAACTTATTCAAAGTCACTTTGAACTTTCCAAGTTATGCACAAGGTGATGTAGAACTTACATCATTTATGTGTAAAACAGCTCAAATGCCTGCATCGATAATTGCACCTATCCCTGTATTATTCAGAGGTAGAACATTGCAAATTGCTGGTGACAGAACATTTGATCCTTGGACAGTGACAATCATTAATGATGTCGGCTTCGAGGTTAGGAATGCTATGGAACGTTGGAGTAATGGTATTAACAACAATAACGAAAATACAGGATTATCAAATCCTACAGACTATCAAGCTGACGCAATTGTAGAACAATTGAATAAAGCTGGAGAAGTTACGAAGAGATATGACTTTAGAGGAATATTTCCAACTAATATTTCTGAGATAGAAGTAAGTTATGACGCTGAAAATACTATTGAAGAGTTCACAGTAGAATTCCAGGTACAATACTGGGAATCTGAAACTACGTCGTAGGTATATAAATAAATTTAGAGGGGGAGTAATTCCCCTCTAATTTAGTGAGGAAAATATGGCAGAACTATTCGGTTTTGAAATAAAAAGAAAAACAGCTCAAAAAGAGCTACCTTCCTTTGTTC